TCATTCCCGGATTTTTTTCATGACTTCATCAGCTATTTCGCAGGTAGAAATAGCGTATTTAGACATAAAATCAAACTCAGGCTTATCTTCTTCCCATGCCTCTTTAAATTCATCCGGCCGCTTTATTACTATTCCGGATATTAATTTTGTCCTTGTCAGGATTTCAAAACAAATATCCGCCGCCTGATAAAACTCTTTCTGTTCAGGTGTTAATTCTTTCTGTTCTTCGGTTAGAGATGCACATGAAACATAATTCCCTAACAGGTCGACAATTTTTTCTTCAATTCCCATCGTTTTAAATTTTAAAAAAACAGAAGAACATTACTGTTGGTTCGATTTAAGACAATTAAGACAATCAGCCCTATATATATTTCAATTCCATTACAGTAATGTTCTTTTAAAAATCCCTTCTGCTGGTACAATTCAAGGCATAATAAAACAGCCACATACATATTTCAATTCCAATGCAGAAGGGATTACAAATATACATTATTATTTGAAATTGCAAGTAGTGTTGAAATAAAAATGTCCACTGTTATGGTTCAATTAAAATTTTCAAGAGGTTAAGTGTACCTCTTAAAAAACAAATTTCAATTCCGATTACAGTGGACACCACAAATATATAAAATTGGAAGAAAATACACCAATAAAGGTAAAATAAATTATTTTTATGCCTCAAAAACTTATGCTAACAAACTGCCTGACATAAGTTTTTAGATTAACATATGCTCAGGCACCTAAACCCTAAGCAGGCAAATTCCTTTATTTTAGAGTTCAACAGTAGTCAGGAATGGATCACCTGGATACTGAGTCTTTAAGAACACAAAACCATCCGACTCTACTTCACTCTTCCCAAATTTGTAATCAGGGAAAGTTACATTTTTGTACGCTGTAAGAACTTGCTCAGCAAGTTCTTGCTCTACCTTTTCGTAGTTAACGCTATAACCATTAGCGTCATCGTCTAAAATTACAGACCTCCAGTTATTTCCATCCCAGTAATTGTAGGCTAAGGCTTCTGTGTAAACCTCGTTTTCATCACGCCAGTTTTCGACAAACTCCTTGATGGAGTTGTCATCGCTCTCAACAAAATCTTCCCAAGATTTATTTTCTACCTCAAAACCGGCCGTCTGCAGGTCATTTAAAAATCTTTCCCGTAATTCAGTGCAATAACTATTCTCTAAGCAATAATCCTCGGCATTTTCTTTGCCGATCTTTTGTCCAAACTTGTCATAGCACTCCGATAGGCGAGTCGTTTCAAACTTATTTTCTTCGATAATATACATTATATTATCTTCTTCATTTCTTTTCAGTACGATTAAATCCATAGTTTATTTGTTTGTGTTTTTAAATTCATTATAAACCTGATTCAGATCAAACTGTCTTAAACAGCTTGCATCCTGTCCCTCATATTCACCGTAAACTCCAAATACAACCCCTTTGTAGAGCATAAAAGTAACATTAAAGTTATTTTCTCCATTACTTTCGAAATTTTCCACTTCGGTAGATTCTGCCATTTTTAATACGTCTCCATCCTTATCCTGTACAAACGGGCGTTTTTCAATACCCAAATCCTGATACATGTTTTCAGGAAACATAGTGTAGTTTTCCAAAATTTCAGCAACCTTATTACTAATTTCTATTTTTTCGTTGTTTACGAAAACTGCCTTACCTGTTTTGTAGTTATAAATTTTCATAGCCTTATTTTTTAAAATCATGTATTATTATTTCGATACAAATATAACACATATATTAATATTACACAAGAAAAAACAAAAATATTTTTCACTTATGTATTGAAAAATATAAAATTCTTTCCGGATATACATTATTTATCTATCTTTGTCGATAATATTAAATATAACATATATGCTAAGAGTAAAAGAGATTGCAAAGGAGAAAGGAATAACCATGCAGGTGTTAGCCAAACGGATGGGAATAACACAGCCTGGTTTATCTATGCTGCTGAACCGGAATCTTACATTACAAAAGTTATACGAAATAGCTAAGGCTTTAGATGTACCGGTTCCTGAGTTATTTAAAGAAGAAAGTAGTAGTATCCGTATTACCTGTCCGCATTGCGGGAAGTCTGTAACTTTAAAAGTAGGATAACGGGGATCAACCTCGTTATTCTATTTCGTTTGCCTCTTTTATAAATGTCTCTATCCGCTCCAACTTTTCCCGAATGGAAGCATTGAAGAATCTGCTCTTGTTCTTAATGTCTTTTACTCTATTTATTAAGTCGAGATCGACATTAACGTAGTCTTGGTTGATTTTTATGGCTAGCTCTAGGAAGTGCGCCACTGTGTTCTTTCAAAAATATTCTCTGAATGCGTTATTTGGATTTATTATAAATAATCGCTATTTTTGTTTTGTTGTTATGTAGCAACACACACTAATCTGAACGGCTGGCATGAAACAAAAAGTAATTCATGATAAAGTTGATATTTCTTTAGTCCTTCCGAACGAGGGACAAATAAACGATGTGCCGCAAAATCCGAGACGCATTGATGAAAGGAAATTCAAGAAACTATGCAAATCCATAAAGGCTCTTCCCGAACTAACGGAAGCCCGTGAAATCATCGTTTACCCTCTTAATGGGAATTATATTGCCTTGGGCGGAAACATGCGCCTAAATGCCTATCGTGAATTGAACTGGAAGAAAGTGCCGGTTTGTATCCTCCCGGAAGATATGCCCACGAACAAACTGCGTGAGATAGTGATACAGGACAACAATTCATTCGGTGAAACTGATTGGGATATGATAGCCAATGAATGGGATGTAGAAGAGTTGGACGATTGGGGATTTGACGTGTGGCAGGAGCCGAAGAAAAAAAGCAAAGATCCGAAAAAGGATGAGGAAGAAGAGGATGAAAATGCCGATTACTATGCGATGATGTTGGGCGATCGGATTTATGACAGCAATAATGAATTTGACATACCCAACCTAAAGATTGACGGACAGCCCAAAAGCGGTCTTCTTTTGCCTTTCTCTGGATGGGGAAGTGATAAAAGAGCGAAGAAAGGCATATCCACCTATCATTTTTATGTGGAAGATTATCGGTTTGAAGCGATATGGAAGAATCCTAACGAGGTACTGAATAGCGGATGTACGGATTTGGTAGAGCCCAACTTGTCTCTATTCGATACAACCCCTATCGCCTACGGTTTACAACAAATATATAAAAAGAGGTGGATTGCCAGATATTGGCAGGAATGCGGCGCCAATATTTATGCAGACTTGAATGTTTCAAGAAAATTTCAGAAATACAACCGCCTGGGAATCCCGGACGGATATAACGCATTCTTTGTGCGAGGATATGCCGACAGGGAAGAGTATCTGAAAGAAGAAATCCAAATCGCCCGTGAAATATCAGGGAAAGACATCCCGAATATTATGGTTTACGGCGGAGGTGATAAAATAAAGGAGCTTTGTATACTGAACAATGTGATTTATGTGGAACAATTTATGGCTAACAGAGTAAATAAAGGAGGTAAAAATGGCGAAAACAAGCGGTGGGGTTAGAAGTGATAGTTCATCAAGTAGCAGAGGGAAAACAATAAAACAAAGGGAAGGATTTAAAAACATATAATACAAAAGATGGAATTATTGAGGTTCCAGAACTTCATATAGACATTCATGGTAAACCTGTTGGTACTATAGAATGGAAATTATGGGAAAAAAACGACAAAAAAAGACTGTATGGAAAGGTATATTATCCTCATTCAAAGCCTGTTGATATTGGATACTACGACTTAAAAAATAATATATCTTTTTTTAGTAGTCGTCCCGTTGCTGTTGCAAGGTCAGTAGAAATGGATATTAAGATATATAAAAAAGCAAAGAGATGACAATAAAGAAATAAACTACGGCAAAGATATCTAGAGCCCTCACCGATAGCACAATAACACAATTAATGTCCAACAAGGACATCCCGACCCGTGCTTCTAGATGAATAATTATTGAAAACGGCGAAAAAACGGCGAAAAATGGCAAAATTTGAGAAAGGAAATAAAAAAGGATATAAAACACTTTTTACAAGTGACAATCAGCCTGTAAATCGTGGCAGAAAACCCAAGCTATACACCATCGCTAAAAAGAAATACAACATATCCCACGAGGAATATAAAGATGTTATTGCCTATCTGATGCAATGCACCAAGAAAGAGATAAACAGCATCGCAGAAGATGAAAACACGCCTATTTGGATTGTAAACGTGTGCCGGGCATTATACAAAGATTCCGGACGTGGAGAGGTCAAGACCTTAAACGACATCACAGAACGCATATTTGGAAAGATTCCAAATACAACAGAGATAACCGGTAAGGACGGGAAAGACTTAATCCCCAAAATCGACATTGAGATTATCGACAAAAGGGAGGATGTAGAACATGAAGATACAGACTACTAAAATATTCTCCATTGTTGATAATGCCATTAATCAGTTTGATATTGTAGACGGGCAGAAAAAGCGCAAATATACCACGATATCGGCGCAAGGCTCCAGCCGTTCGAGTAAGACATACAACATTCTTATAAGACTTATCACCTATTTATTACAGAATCCTGGTTTAAGATTATCTATCGTCAGAAAGACGTTGCCGGCATTAAAGGCGACCGTATTTGTGGATTTCAAGGAGATAATGCGGAACATGGGAATATATGATGAGAAAGGATGTATGAACAAGACAGACTTCATCTATACATTCCCAAACGGTTCATGGATTGATTTTTTCTCTACGGATGATGAGCAGAAGATAAGAGGACGTAAGCGAGATATACTATTTGTGAATGAAGCTAACGAAATATCATTCATTGAATGGCAGCAGCTTAAGATGAGAACGACAAAGTTTGCCATCATTGACTATAATCCATCTTTCTCTGACGACCATTGGCTTTGTGAAATAAATAGAGACCCACGCACCTACCATTTCATCACTACATACAAGGATAACCCATTTCTAGAACAAACAATCATCGATGAAATAGAGAGCTTACAATATAAGAATGAATCCCTATGGAGGGTTTACGGGCTTGGATTGCAATGCCAAGTAGAGGGGCTTGTTTTCCCTAAATACACGTTAGTTGATTCAATACCAGATTATTGCAAGAAGCGCGGATACGCTAACGACTTCGGATATACTCATGACCCTACAGCTATAGTGGATGTTGGTTTGCTTGACAATAAGCTATACATAGATGAAATATGCTATAAGACGCACATGTTAGCCGGCGACATAATAGAAGAGTTCAAAGGCGTGCCGAAGATGAGAGTTATTTCCGAAAGTGCAGATCCTCGACTGATTCAAGAAATATATAATGCTGGAATAAACATCTACCCTGTTGAGAAGTTCAAAGGTAGTGTGATGGCCGGCATTCAAAAAATGCAAGAATACGAGATATGTATTACTCGCAGAAGTTCGAATGTAATAAAGGAGTTTAATAATTATACCTACTTGCAAGACAAGGCTGGAAAATGGCTAAATGAACCGATTGACAAGTTCAACCATGCCATTGACGCAGTAAGATATTGGGTGCTTGCTGAAATATTAGGACATATTTACGACCGGAAAGTATTTTACGACAAAGATGAGTTTGATATTGATATATTATAACTGAAAATCACTATATTTGCATTGTCTTGTGATGTTACAAGGCACCCAAAACAGAACGGCAAGCCATGAATCTATTATCTACTTTTTTCAATTCGGCATCAAACACTATTCAGAATGCTATAGGGATTAATCGGACTGTTGAAGAATTGATCCGGGATAGGGACATTTCAAAGGTCATTTCTTTGTTACAAAACAGGGACGAAGAGGTAAACGAGGCTATTTTAGAGTACAATCCAGATACGCATAAGATTATGCGTAAACAAGACAAAATTAGAATCGGGAGACCTCCTAAAGTCCTCGCAAAACTATCAGCTCCCTATCAGCAAATCATAAATGAAATAGAACTGACATTCATGTATGGGAACCCTCCGACATGGCAGCAGGATTCAGACGGAGCGGATAGAGCTTTCCAAGTTTATTCCGATGTACTGAAAAACACGCGATGGAACACCACACAGAGGGAGTTTAAGAGATTAGCCGGCGCGGAAACAGAGGCGGCAAAATTGTACTATGTTTACAAAAATGATGCTGGAGAGAAAAAGGTTGGTGTTAAAGTCCTCGCAAAAAGCAAAGGGGATGAATTAAGGCCGCTCTTCGACCAATACGACAACATGCTTTCTTTCGGGCATGGATATTACCTGTTGGAGGGGGTAAAAACGGTTTACCACTTCGATATATACTACCCGACTATTATTTACCGATGCAAAAAAACAAATGGAGCTTGGGAAGTTGTAGCAGAAAAAAACGAGATAGGTAAAATCCCTGTTGTCTATGTCACACAAAACAAGGCTTGGTACGGCATTCAGCCTTTAATAGATAGAATCGAGGCACTCCGTTCCCGCGTATCCGATGTAAACGATTATGTTGCCGACCCGATACTGGTTATGTCTGCTGACGTTGCCGAATCTTTAAAGAGCAAAAAAGACACGGCAGGATTGCCGGACACTGAAAAAGCAGGAGGCGGTAAAGTGGTCGGCGTACCGAGCAAAGACAGCAAATTTGACTATCTTTCCGTAGATACTGCTGTCGATTTGAAAAGAGAGGAGATTAAAGACCTCGAAAAGTGTATCTATATGCTATCTATGACGCCGGACTTATCATTTGACGCACTTGTAGCAGCAGGCGCACCGACAGGCAGGGCGTTAAAAAGGGCTATGGCGTTAGGCTACATGAAGAGGGCGAAGAATATGGAGATATACTACATTGCACATGAGCGAGAAGCAAGCATTATAAAGGCGATTATCGGGAATGTGCTTGACGTATCTTTAAAGTCAGAAGTTGAAAATCTTTCGGTTTCATGCCAGCTTGCCGAACCATTTCAGGACGATGTGAGCGAAAAGATAGCAGACATTATAAATCTTTATAGCTCTGAATTGATAAGCCGGGAAACCGCACTTACGTTAATCGACTATATCAATGACCCGAGTGTCGAACTTGACAAGATTCTGAAGGAGATAAAGGAAAGGCAGGAACAACAGATTGAGGCGCAAGGCTCCTTATTAGGGGAATTCCAACGGGACCAAGAAAATGAAGAAGAGGAATAATTTATACCGATTTTGGCTTCATGTCCTCTCCGTGTTCAGAAATTCATATCTTGAAGACTATCCAGACGGAAAAACAAAAAGAAGAGAAATAAGAAAGAGAAGATGAAGACAGACGATTTAACACCCGATCAGTTATATAACCTGTTGCTTGAATTGGACGCACAGACTGCAGCACGTTTGAAGCGTCTTTATTCCGAATTTTCAAAGGAAATAGCGAATATTCCGGGTGTTAAATCGTATCTATTTGGTAAAAAGTTGAAATCTTTCTCTGATATTAACGGAATAAAAGGCATCGACGGGAAAATAGACAAACTTATCGATGAAATATACTCTATTGTCACATCGGCCCAAGAAACGGCATGGAGAATTGGTGAAAAAGTCACGGAAACGCTTGTATTAAGCAAGATTTCTACAGAATTAGCCGATAATTTGCGGAAATCCGGATTGTTTAAGCACCGGAATAAGGCGATGGATGCCTTTAAATTCAATAAAGATAAATTTGACATATCCACAAGGGTATGGAAAGACGGGATAAAGGCACAAATTGAAGAATCCGTACAACTTGCCGTGTCAAACGGAGAATCGGCGCAAAAACTAAGCAAGGATTTAAGGGAATATCTACAAGAACCGAAAAAACTATTCCGCCGAATAAGGGACAAGGAAACCGGAGAATTGAAGCTAAGCAAAGCGGCGAAGCAATATCACCCCGGGCAAGGCGTATATCGGTCTTCCTACATGAACGCAAGAAGACTTGCAGCAACAGAAATAAACAATTCTTACCGGATGGCTGAATGGGAAAGTTATCAAAACAATCCAGTAATTGTAGGCTTTCAAATCAGATTATCGAACAACCACACGCTAAAGAACCCGAAAACAGGAAAGCCGGAGCCATTTATTGATATATGCGACTATGCACAAGGCAGGTACCCAAAAGATTTCGTATGGTACGGATGGCATCCGCATTGCCGATGTATCATGACGCCGATATTCGCTACACAAGAAGACATTGCCGCTATGACGCAAGCGATATTAGACGGCAAAGAACCGACAACGGTAAAACCAAAGATGATAACCGACATACCAGATAAGTTCATCAAATGGTCACAAACTCATAAAAAACAAATATCGGGATGGAGTGCCCTACCCTACTACGTCACAAATAATCCTAAATATGCGGAAAAGTATTTCATTTATCCAAAGGTGTTCAAAGATTTGTAATTTTTATTTGGATTAAATAAAAATAATGTGTACATTTGCAATACTATCAGGTGTATGATGATGTACACTGCCCATTAAAATAACGGAATTACTAACAGAAAAGGCAAGCGCCTGATAGTTGTATTTATACTATCGGACGTTTGCCTTTTTTTATTCATCACGAATGAAAACAAAAATCCTATCTAAGCTAAAAACTAAGTATTCAAATTTAGGGTTTGGCGAAAAGGCTTTTGACGGAGTGGCCGATTACTTATCTAAAACCGTCACAGAAGAATCACAAATCGAGGCGGCAATCGCGGGGGTTGAACCCCTGTTGAAAGCATTTCAGGGCGATGTAGACAAGATAAGGACGGAGAAATCCGAACTCCAAAAGCAGTACGACGAACTGAAAGCCAAGCAGGACAAAGGGGGCGATCCTGAAAAGAAAGAAGAACCCAAACCGGACGATATGAAAGCCATGATTGCGGCGGCAGTTGCCGAAGCGGTCAAACCTTTTCAAGAGAAAATCCAATCTTACGAAAAAGACAAGGCAGATACCGACCGGAACACTTTTATCTCTTCCGAAGCCAAAAGGCTGGGTATCGACGAATCAGACTTGAAGTATCTCAACGTGCCGGCAGAACTTGATAACGCTGGGATTACGTCACATCTAACCGCATATAAACAGCACATGGTAGACAAAGGCATTCCGGAAAGAGGTGGTTTTCCGCAAAACAAAGGCGAAATCACTCAAGAGCAAGCCAAGGAAATTGCGGATAGTTTATTAATCTAAAATCAGAAGGATATGACAGTAGTAAATTTAGTGAATGAGCCACAAGGAGTCATTACCGGTAACGACAATATCGTTATCGTGAATTACTTTGACGGCATCCGTGGCGGTCGCTCGCTTGACTTGACAGGATACACGGAGAAATTTGTAAAAGCCGGACACATTCTTATTGAAACGTCAGACGGCAAGATTCAGCCTCTGCCTGTCAGCGAGGAAGCATATACCCCACTTGGCAATGAATCAGCGTCGAAGTATTATGGGGTTCTCGTAGCAACCATCCCGGCAAGCAAACCGTTTGCCGCTATCATGACGCGAGGCACCATCAACCCAAAAGCAGCACCATACACCATGAGTGCCGAGCTTATCGCCGCATTGAAGACCGCATTACCGTTAATCGATTATCAGGAGGACTAAGACATGGAAAAATCACTTTACTTTGATTTGATTCAGAAAAACTTCCCGAAGCTGATTTTGGCTATTGTGGAAAAACTGAACGACAAGAATCAGACGCAGCTGTCTTATATGTTCAAGCAGTTGCTTAAAACGGATTATTCCGTAGATGGCCGTTGGGCATCCCTTACGGGACAATATACGCGGGTTGCCGCCGATGTGGTTGCAATGGATTCACCGCTTCCGTTGAAAAAGCGTGATTCGTTGGAGAAAGCAAGCGGAGAACTTCCAAAGATGGGCATGGAATTGTTCCTTAACGAAAAGCAGATGACGGACATTGATACGTTACTCGCACAGGGATTTGATGAAAAAACCATCATCGCCAAAATCTTCGAGGACACTCCGCGCGTGATTGCCGGTATCTGGGAGCGTATCGAATTGATGTTCTTGCAAGGCCTGTCTACCGGTGTGGCATTGGCAGATACCGACAATATAGGCACCGGTGTACGTGTGGATTACGGATATCTTACCGAAAATAAATTCGGCGTTAAGGTCGTTTGGGAAGGAAACACATCAACTTCAAAGCCGATTGATGATATCCGGAAAGTTCTTAAAAAAGCTGAACAAGACGGCAATGTTATCATCGGAGCTTATGCTGACCAAGCATGGTTTGACAACTTCAACGCATCCGACCAGGTACGCCAGCAGTTCGCATTTTTGCAGGGTTTCGTCGGTACCAATATCCCTGTACTTGACAACACCCAGGCAAACAGGGTAATGTCAAGTAAGTTTAATTTCACTGTTACTAAAGTTGACAGGACTATCAAGACGGAGAAAAACGGGACACAGACAAACAATACACCATGGAAGAAAGGGATGATTGTATTTGTTTGTGATCGTCAGTTAGGCTCCTTGGTGTGGTCGCGTCTCGCAGAAATGAATCACCCTGTACAGGGAGTAAACTATCAGACGGTAGACCAGTATTTGCTCGTTTCCAAATACCGGGAAAATCGTCCTTCTCTCCGCGAATACACCACTTCACAGGCTCGTGTCGTTCCTGTAATCGCGAACGTTGATAGAATTTATACTATGGACACCACAACCGTACAGGCATGAAAGTAAAGATTTTATCGGATTTCAGAGACAAATATGACTATTCCCGGTTATATAAAGCCGGGGATGTCATTACGCTCAATGAAGAGCGTGGGAATGAACTTATTGCACTTGGTTTGGTTGAGCCTTTTAATAAGAAAGAGGATACAACCGAAGAAGAGAAAGAGGATACAACCGAAGAAGAGAAAGAGGATACAACCGGGAAGGGAAGAAAAACCAAGGATGCTTAAAATTGATGTAATATGACCTACAAGGAATACATAACTGCTACATTATCCAAGTTCTATATATCTCCGGAAGAGATTGATGTGATAATGTTGAATCAGAATATTACGCCGGATGAAGATGTAGACCCCAAGATTGCCAAAATGGCGATGTACAAGGAGTTTTCACAAATCATTCCGGTAGCGAATATGAGCGAGGGGGGAGCATCCACATCATGGAACATGGAGAGTGTTTTGTTATGGTATTCCTTGTTAGCGTCTGAACTCGGAGAACCGGACATGACAAAGGAAAATAACACAATTAAGGACTATTCAGCGTATTATTGATGTACAATTATCCGGACAAAATAGAGTTATCAACGTCAAGCTCAGGAGGAACACCTGGTTCGATTGACTATGATGGGAACGGAGACCCGATATTCGGAGGTGGAGACAGTGGAGGAGGAGAAGACGGTGGAGGGTTTGAATTTTTGTCCGATTGCCGCATTGAGGAGAACAACTCATATTCGCTTAGCGGGACTTACATCTATTCTTTCAATGTCTACTTGCCTAAATCTTTTGATGCTGGAAAGCTGCCTAAAAAAGGGGCAACAATAAGATTGACAAAGAAAGATAAGACCGTGAACGGAGTGGAGGCTACAGTAATCGATAGCCGATCGACAAAATTTAACTACGTGATAAAGACATGAAAAGCGGATTATCATATAGTAAAAACGAGTTTAATCAAGTTCTTGGCATACTTGATGAATCAATTGGCCGTGTGGAAGAGGCAATAAAATTCACATTGAAAACCGTTGTCGGGGGAAAGGCTGTAGCTCATGCGAAATCATACGGAAATTTCACAGACCGGACAGGTAATTTGCGCAGTTCAATCGGTTATGTGCTGGCAAAAGACGGTGATATTATTGATGTAGGAGGATTTGAATCTATTTCAGGTCCGGAGGGAAACAATGGAGAAGGTATAAGTGAGGGGAAAAAATACGCGGAAGAGCTTGGAAAGTCTTCCGGCTCAGGATACACACTTATCATCGTTGCCGGAATGAATTACGCAGAGTATGTCGAAGCAAAGGGATATAATGTCTTGACTGAAACCGAATTGTATTTAGTAAGCCAGATAAATGACGTTATCGACAGGATATTAAAACAAGCAGGATTCAAGAAATGAAAAAGAGCGAGTTGGAAACGGAAGTATATAATCTTCTGAAAAACTCTAATTTAAGAGTTTTCAAGGAAGATACACGCGACCCTAATTATAGGGGAGAATACATCGAAATCCTCCCGCTTGAATTTGGCGAAGAAAGATTGTTCAATTCTTCTATCGTAAACGTCAATATCCATATCCCCGATGTACAAGGCATAAAGAACTCCAAACGGCTTGATAGTGCTTACAACGAGATAAGGCCGATATTCCGAAGAAATAAAGACGCGACAGGTCAGTATTACACGAATTACAGTGGATTCCAGTTTTCCATTGTGTCAAGCAAGGATTACAAGGAAGACAACGGTACGCATTTCAGAAATTTAAGAGTAAAAGTAACTTATTTAAATCTATAATTATGGCAGATAGAGTTGTATATGGCATTAAAAGCCTAAAGTTTATGCCGGCAGTTACAACCGGAGAAAATGCCGGTTCTTTTCCGGACTTTTCCGAGTCATTAGCATCGTTATATGACATGAAAATGATTGTTCCCGATTCATTCAACATGAATCAGGAAGATCCGGAAAAATTGGATGTTGAATGGGAAGAGGTGGAAGACATTGCTATGAGCATACAAACGCGAAAAGGCACACGCTCATTTACGGTGTCTACAAATGATATGTCGGAAGAGGCATTTAAATATTTCCTTGGGTGGCAAAAGCCGACAGAAGGAAATGACCCGAACAAAGACTGGGAAGTTGAGCCGGTTTCTTTCATGTTACCTCCGCAGGCTGTGGAATTGGAAACCATGCCAGCCGATAAATATCCAGGTATTATCCGGCAGTGGGCAAAAGTTGAAGTCGTTGTAAAAGAAACCGGTGTTGTGGGAAAATCCGGGTTGTCTAACCTCGAATTGACCTGTACCATCATGGCGAATTTCAATAAAGACAACAAGCAGATTCCGGGTTCGAGAAGAAAACAGGTGGTTTCCGCCTAATTACTAATGAGGGGGAAATAAATCCCCCTCTAATTTTATAGACATGGAAACATTAGAGCAACAAGTAGCAAAAGAAATAAATGAAAAGGACACGGTAATACATATTGGAGGCGAGGAACTGAAAGTAAAACCGCTCACACTCGGTCAGATTATTGATATATCAGCGGAGATAGCAGAGCTAAAAGGCATTTCGGAGGAAGACCAAGGGAAGGACGTGCTGACGGTAATGTTAGACCACCTTGACGATCTCGAAGTGCAATTGAACATCGCCCTTATCGTATTATATAGAAATGAAGAGGACAGGATAGAGAACAAGAAGTTTATCCGTAACAATCTCGATGAAAAGGCAATGACCGAATTGCAGGAGTTGTATGTAGAACGCCTGAACTCTCCTTTTTTTTTGACCAATATAATTTTCCTTCAAGGTTTGAATCTGACGAAGAAGACAAAAACGACAGTCCTTGGGCAATAATATTCGGCGCCATGAAAGGCCTAGGGTTAAGCTATCATGAAGTGTTGCATGAAATAAGCTGGCTAAATATCCAAATGTTATTAAAGTGCCAACCCTCCTACTCCACCGATAAAGACAAACCGAAACAAGTACACGCAAGTCAAATATTTTAAATTATGGCAGACGGACAAATGAATATACGTGTCAATGTTGATTTGAACGACATGAGGCGCAAGGCGGAAGAATACCGGAAAGAAGTAACAAAGATGGGTGTGATAACCGATGAATCCGGAAATGTTATCAGCACGGCATGGATGCGAATGAAACAAGCTGCTACGGCATATCTTGGAATGGACATAGTAAAAAGAATAGCTATGACGCGTGGCGAGTTTCAGCAATTGGAAGTTGCATTTAAAACTCTTTTAGGAGCAGAAGAACCCGCCCTAAACCTTATGAATCAATTAGTCGAAACAGCCGCTACAACACCTTTTTATTTAAAAGGAGTAGCAGACGGTGCAAGGCAGTTGCTTGCATACGGATTTGCTGCTGATGAAATAAACGATACTCTTATAAGATTAGGAAATGTAGCTGCCGGTCTTGGATTGCCGCTTGAACGTTTAACATACCTATATGGAACAACGGCTGTACAAGGTCGATTGTATGCAAGAGATATGTTACAATTCCAGTCGTCTGGTATACCTGTCATTCAAGAGCTTTCCAAGATGTATGGAAAGACTACAAGCGAAATAAATGACATGGTGACGGCCGGAAAAATTGGGTTTGATGACATTAAAAAAGTATTTGAGGGAATGACAAACGAGGGGGGTAAATTCTATGCCTTGATGGAGGGTCAATCAAAAACAATCATAGGTCAAATATCAAATCTTGGTGATGCGATAGATATGATGTTTAACGAAATCGGACAGGCGAATGAAGGTATTATTTCCGATGCAATTTCTGGAGCTTCATATCTTGTTGAAAATTACGAAAAAGTATTAAGTATATTAAAGGTACTTGTTGCTACCTACGGAACATACAAAGCCTCATTGATAGCCGTAGCTGCTGCGCAACGTGTATCCGTTACGATTCAAAATATCTCTGCATGGATTTCCCTTGCTAAAGCGATCCGGACGGCAAAAGATGCCCAGATTGCTTTCAATCTTGCTACAAAGGCAAATCCTTACGTTTTATTGGCTACAGTCCTAATTGGTGTTGGTACAGCCTTATATCAGTTTACAAAGAAAACAGATGCTGCAACTGATGCTCTAAAGAAATTCAATGAAGAAAGTAAAAAAAATGCAGATGATACAGCTACATTTATAACTATTACAAGGGACGAGAACCAATCCATTGCTGCGCGACAACTTGCATTAGATAGTTTAAGAAAAATGTATCCAGGTTATTTTGATAACATGAATTTGGAGGCTTTAAAGGTGATAAATCTGACAGAATTAAATAATCAACTTGCAAAAGCGACCAGAGAACGATCAAAAGCACAAGCTGAAGAAAGTATAAAAGAAACAGAAAAAAGTATTAATTCAATTAAACAGCAAATTGACTTTCTAAATAAAAATGCCGTACAGGGGCGTGGTGAAAGATTAATCAGAGCCAATAAGCAACTTCAAGAATTACAAGACAAGTTGGCCGGACAGCATTCTATATTGAATAAAGTAAATTCTGATATAAAAGCCCAGGAAGACGCCGAACGCCGGGCAAAAGAAGAAGCGGAAGCACATGCAAAATCTGTAGAAAAAACCGTAAAATGGTATGAAGAACAAATAAAAACCCTCAAGGAAGCTCAGGAAACATCAACAACAAATAAACAATTCAATGACTATCAAAGACAGATAGACCAGCTTACAAAAGAAAAAGAAACTATAACCGGAGCTTCTAAAGCTACCCAAAAAGCAGAGGAAGAAAGAATCAAAACAATCAAGCAAATTGATGAAGAACTTCTCTTTCTCCGTAAGCAAAACCAGCAAGCCCAAATCGACCTTATGCAGGAAGGTACAGAAAAAGAACTTGCACAAATCCGGTTAGACTATCAGGAAAAGATTGCTGAAATTAAAAAACTTGCTGACGATTGGGCGGCAAAACAAGGCGGAACACTCACGATTGAGCAAACAGTGCAAATTTCTACGTCTTATTCTACTGTAAAACAAAAAAGAGAACAAGACGAATCTGATGTGTACAAAAAACAGACCGATGAATTAAACGAACTTTTAAAACAATATCAGTCATACCAGCAACAACACCTTGATATAGAAAGAAAATATAATAAAGATATTGAAAAGCTACAAGAAGAACTTGCAAAAACAACAGAAGAAAGCGAAAGAAACAGGCTTGAAGAATCCATCCGGGTAGCAAAAGAAAAAAAGAAAACCGAATTATCCGGACTTGACCTTGAACAATTTCAAAAAGAAATCGACTGGTCATCCGTATTCGGTAATCTTGACAAATTATCTACTGATGCTTTAAAAAAACTCCGGGACAAAATAAAGGAATACCTTTCTACGGTAGATGATTCTATTAGTAAAGAAGATTTTAAAACTGTTGTTGATGCCTTTGAAAACCTTGACGCAACTATTACAAACAGAGAGCCCCTTGAAGAATTAGTAAGCGGATATAGAGATTACAGAAAAGCAGTAGAGGAGGTTACAAAGGCAAAAAAAGAGATGGATAAAGCTGACAATCCAGAGGCAAAAGAAAGAGCTGTAAAAAATCTTTCCGCTGCTGAGAAGAAAAGAGCTGAATCCATTAATAAAATGACACAATCCGTTAATGCAATAGGACAACAGGGTCAGCAAGTAATTTCTGCTGGGAATGATCTAGTTGATATGCTTACCAATCTTGGTATTAAAGTTCCCGAATCTATATCCAGAACATTAAGTGGATTAGGGCAGGTCATGGACGGATTGGCAGAGATAGATTTGACAAAGCCAATGAGTGCTGTAACGGGTGTAATTCATGTATTGGCAGGCGTTACAAAAACAATTGGTAGTATATTCGGCTTAGGATCAGATAATGGAGTAGCACAATATAAGGCGCTAAGAGAACAACTAGAGGCTATAAATGATCTATACAAAAAAATCATTGATAAATCAAAGGAAAAAATTGTATTTGGAGGTGGATTTGCATCGGTAGAGGCAGCGAAAGAAGCTAACGAAGCGCTAGAAAAGCAAATAGAAAATTATAGAAGATTAGCGGAAGTAGGAGGTAAAGCAGGATCAAGTGCAGGCTCACATAGTTATGCTTACCGGGCCAACGAAAGGCTTAAGAAATCATGGAATGATATTTCAAGGTCTATAGGACAAAATATTTCCAGTGTACAACAAATGTATGAATTATCCGGGGAACAGTTAGAGATTATACGAAGAGATTTCCCCGAAGCGTGGAGTAAAATACCTTCTGAAATAACTGAAAATTTAGATGCAATCATTGACTGCAACGATGAAGCCAAGGAACTTGCGAATACATTGCAAGAAGCACTAACTGGCATATCCTTCGATAGTTTTTATAATGGATTTATTGATTCACTTTCGGATATGGATGCTTCCTTTGAAGATATGTGTGATGACTTTGAAGGATATTTGCGAAAATCGATTATAGCCGGTCTAATCGCAAGTCAGTACAAGGGAAGAATAGAAAATCTGTATAAAAGTTGGACAGAAGCAGCAGAAAGCGAAAATAAGATTACTGCAAAAGAGGCAGAAAAATTGAGGGATGATTATCAAGATATAATCCAAGATATGATTAAAGACCGGGATAATTTGGCTAAAACTTTTAATTGGGAAAGTTCTCCGGAAGAATTAAAACGCCAAACCGGCACCATATCCGAAACAATTACGGAGAAAACTGCAAATGAATCAATGGGAATATGGAGAGGTTCCTACGATACATTAAAGGCTATCAGCCAGCAGACAACGATATTTCATGAAACATACAAGTCTACAATGGCCACATGTAACTCCATACTGAATACGATAGCGAGGAATACCGGAGAAACGGCGAATAATACTTCCGTCTTGTCTGATATGCACAACACATTGAAAAACATGGACGGAAGACTACGAACAATTGAAAGTGAATCAAGTAAAAGATACGCAAGATGACGGATTTTTATTTTGAATAATTCTAAATAATAATTATATTTGCATCAGTATGTGATGACACATACCACCCAACACCGGACGGCATGGCAGAATATTATATTAATAATACTCCTATTTCCCAATTCGGGATAATTCCAACAAAATCAAATGGCAATATTGCCATTTCTGGATGCTTCAATCTTCCGAAAAGAAAAGGGACTACTTACTACGATTGGGTTACAGACAACAGCGTGGAGCCTTATGTGGAGAGTGAAGATATGGATTTTGACAGCCGGGATATTTCAATAACAGGAAATATCGTGTCTGATTCTGACTCTTCTCTTCCTTTAATAAATGATTTCATGAACGAGTTGCCGGAGTTATTTACGTTGTCATGCAAATGGGGAAGCTGGAGTGTAAAATGCAAAAGTACGACCATCGAAACCTTTACAAAATCGGCTTGCAAAATAACGATTAAATTCATAGAACCTCTTGTTAATTTATCTGGGACACTCCCCTCTCCCACCGAAAACGGGGAGATTGACGGATACAAATGGACTTCTTTCGGATTATATCTGAAAGAAATATCAAACTATCAGGGAATCGGTGCGCCAAAATCGTTGAGCACAACCCAAAATCCGTCTTATTCACTTTATTCAAAAGGAGGGCAAGAGAAGACGGAGATAACCGTTTCCGGTATGATAATAGCTGAAAATACAGAGCAATTCAAGGAGAGAATCAAATCATTATATGCCCTATTTGGGAAAGCCGGAATAAGAACTATCAATTACAGAGAAAGAGAGATTAAATGTTTTTGCACGAATGGATTTTCTGTACAAAACGTTTTTTCTATCGGGAAAGTATACGCTGATTTCAGTTGCAAATTAATCGTAATATCGAATGAAAGGATATAGCATATATAGAGATAATACCGTTATTTACGAATTTGTCGTTGATGATACCATCTCGAAGTCATTAAGCGGAAATAAATATGTTTCGTTCACTATTTCGTCAAAGAATGATCTTGACTTAAAGATAGGCGACTATGTTTTAGTCGGGAATGAAAAGTACGAGATTTTCGAGCCTATTGATATAGAGGAAAGTAACGGAGTGTTTACCTATCCGCTTACGTTCTATTTTCAAGGATATAAGCTGAACAATTCCATCATAACGGACGAAGGAGCGACAACATTTGCCTACCATGGAGAGGTCAGCGACTTCATGACATTGCTGATTGATTCCTTGAACGAGGACTATCCGGAATTTACCCTTGGAACCATTCAGAACGGAAGTATCCTTGATTTGAGTTTTGATAATAGTAATTGTATGGCCGCGCTTCAAACGGTATGCGAGAATGCCAAAATGGAGTGGGATATTACGGGCACTATCATAACCGTAAAGAGCAGAATCGGGGAAGAGACTGACCATGTATTTGAATATGGGAGGAACAAAGGTAGCTATTCAGTAAAACTCGCAAAGGTCGCAAACGCTTCCATTACCACACGAATGATAGGTAAAGGAGGTACATTAAATCTGCCTGCCGACTATGTTTCTCCGGATAGCCCCAAGCGGTTGAATCTGGGCAACGAAGTTCTTGAAAAGAATGTAAACAAATACGGCAAAATTACGGGTGTATATATTAATGAAAACATCTATCCACGCCTGATTAACAAGACGGTGTTAGGTGTAACGATACCGGATAATATTGAAGAAGCCGGAAGCTGGAAGATAAAACTCGATATTCCTTTCAACTTATCTGATTATTATGCAGACAACGAGGTTCCGGTTGTAAAATTTCAGACAGGAGATTTAACCGGGTTGGACTTTGAGATAGTGAAAAACAGCTGGAACAATACCGACAAGACGCTTTCAATTATCGTAAAAGAGGAAGAAGACGGGTATTATCTTCCGAATGCAAACAGACAGCCACGTGTCGGAGACGTGTTTGTCCTCCTTAACATCAATATGCCGCAATCTTACATAGATGAAGCAACACAGGAATTGAGGGAGGCAACACAAAATGAGCTGAACAAAAAGTGTGAACCGCAATACGCCCCGTCTCTATCAGTTCAAAAACACTATATCAAGAAGAAAGGAATATTACTGAATATCGGTGATGGAATTACCGTAAAAATAGGCGGCCGGAATATCACGACAAGAATTATCGGTACTACTGAAACAAGCGATGATATAAGGGTTGAATTGGGCGACCAGATGCTTTATACCTACGACACTAAGGTAAATAATACAATAGAGCAGATACAATTCACCTTAAAGCAGCTTATCAATATAGATGATATAAAAAGGCTCTTCTATAACCTTATCAATGCGTGGTATCCGAAGTGGTTCAATCAAAAATTACATAAAGACGCGGACGTTGAATTTAATTCTGTAAAAGCGGCTGAATTAGTCCAATCCGACAATTTCTCATCCAAGAATTTCACCTCCGGAGCGCTTGGTTGCGGACACAGAATAAAAGACGGGAATGCTGAGTTTCAGAATCTGACGGTAAGGGGGCAGTTCAGTGTGTTTGAGTTTCTGATACAGCAGGTAAAGGCAATCGGCGGGAAGTTCTGTGTCTCTCCGGCAGCTATAAAGACGGTAAGTGTAGAGGAGACAGAGAATGGGTACAAGTGCTTTTTCAATACTGACAGTGGGACGATAATGAATCCTTTCGTAGTGGGCGACCAAGCTTTTCACCAAGTTTTTGACGGGCAGAAAATGAAAAGGTATTGGCGTCTTGTCACGGAGGTAGGCGCGGATTACTTTGTCTTGTCAAAAACGGATTGTGAGGCGAATAGCGGCATTCCGGAGGCTGATGAAGAAATAGTATTATTAGGAAACCGGACAGACATAAACCGCCAATCCGCGATAATGATTTCGGCGTATGACAACAATTCGCCTTACATTGCTTTCTATGCTGGGATAAACTCCTATTCTTTTGAAGGGAAAGAACCGATGCGGACGGGTAATTTGAATGGCATAGTGGATGAAGATTTCGGGCAGTTGACAGGATTCGGATTGTATTGTCAGAACGTTTACATGAAAGGGGTGTTCAGACTGATGTCCGGCAAAACGGTGGAAGAGTCCATCGGAGACGTGCAGAGTAATCTGGACAACCTACAGGTAGGAGAAACCAATCTCCTTGACAATAGTAACAAGGGATGGAAGAATACTGGCTATCCAATAGCGACAATTTACTTAGGAGACTATAAACCCAAACAAGGAGAAGAATGTACAATTGTTATTAAAGGCAAATTAGGGGCGAATAAAACAAACTGGGCTGTTTACAATTCTGGAGGGAATGTTATATTGGCTAGTTTTTATCCTAGTGGTCCCGATACAGATTATATTGCTTTGAAAACTTTTAAATGGACGTTAGGGACGCCTGCTGTTGATAATACATTTATTCGAATATATCCAATGCCTAATAGTGTATCCGTTGAATCTGAAATAGAGTGGGTAAAACTAGTATTAGGCAATAAAACTTCGCTATTGTGGACCCCCTCTATCAACGATCAGAGGCAGATTGCAATAGATGAAGCGGGAAAGGCTGTTGATGGGATACAGGTAGGAGGAGTAAATATATTGAAAGGTAGCACTACGGGAATATTATGGAATTTCAGCACGCACAATGGGACAGAATTTTCAAGAACTGGCACATCAACAGCCGAAAATTCATATATATACAGCGATTATATCATATTGAAAGGTGATACCGAAATCGTCCTTTCTTTTTATGCAAAACATGTAGGTGTTTTAAACGGTTTTGATTTATTTATACTTCCGGATGATTTTAATACATACGGATTAATAGTAAAAGGATATCAAGCCGGCGAGGATTGGGTTTATAACGTACTTAAACTAAAAACTCCTTCCAAGTGGGGTGACGGGAAAAGAGTAAGATTACGTATTGACCACAATGGAAGTCCAGACGGTAGTAGTGCAACAATCTATGTAAAAGATGTACAGATAGAATACGGCAACAAGGCAACAACATACTCCGTTCCTGAATCCGACCGCGAAGTAATAGCCAAACAGCACGCCACAGATATAGCGCAGGCTAAGGCAGACTTGGCAGAAACAAGGGCCAATGCTTACGCAGACGGTATTGTAACAGAGGCGGAGCAGAACGCAATAAACGAGGCGCAGGCGAGATTGGATGCGTTACAAATCGGCTCCGTAAATCTCATTTCAAAAAAAATGATGTTGAAGTGGAATGAGAAGAACAAGGATATTGCAGTTTGGGGGCAAGATGCAGACGGGATTTATTTAGCTGTAAATCAAAAATTATTATACAATTCGATAGCAGAAGGAACTGAGCGAAAAGACATTTTTAACAACGCAATCCAATTCAAACAAAATACACAGAATGTCCTATCTTTCGAATATAAATCGGGGAGAAAAATTATTTTTCCTGTTATCAGTTTCCGTATTTGTTATACAGATGGAAGTTTCGCGAATGTAAATTTAAGTGGTTCCAATACCACAAAAACACGTACTGATTACATAACAGATTCTGGCAAAACGGTTGACAGGATATCTTTAAATGATTCCACTTCGAATGAAAACGCATTGATCTACAACATCTCCCTAATCGAAGGCAATAAACCCCTGCAAGGCTTTCCAGTAGCAGAAGAAGATCAGACCGGAGCAAATAATGTGAATCTGGCGGATGGGACGAAGGAATTTACTGTTACAGGTGGGACAGGAAACTGGGTACGTAAGGAATTATATGTATCTAAAATAAAGCCCAACACGGTATATTACGTAAATGCAGGTAATATTCAGAATTTAGCAGGTACTCCTAGTAAATATACTTTTGTATTGTATGATAAAGATATAACTGCTACGCTATGTCCAATGTTAAATGCAGATAAGAATGGAGGTTTTTTAATCACATACAATAATTTCACTGAACAAGAAGGACGTTTATTGTGTTATGCAGGTATAGCTGGCTCCACTCTTGGTAACTCTGTAAAATTCACCGAAGTGATGCTAGTCGAAGGTTTCCTGCCCGCCCCTGTTTGGACTCCTTCTTTCTCCGAGCAGCAAGCAGAAATAAAAACGATAACGAAAACCCTGACCGAAATTAAAGCCGAAAACGGAGAAATAAGTTTAAGGGTTAACGAAGTTTCTGAGAGAGTGGAAGAGGCTAAACAAGAGGCAATTGATGCTGCAAAAGAATACACAACTCTTAAAACATATCGTGAAACAGAGATCGACTTAAGGGCTGAAAAGTGGGATCAGGACACATATTATCCGGTAACTATTAAATTATCACACTCAGAAACAAGGATAGAAGTTGTTTCGCCACTTGCTAGTGGTTTTGGAATACCAAAATGGTCAACACATGTAAGTGGTTTTTCAATGAACTGTGTATGGCGTAGTAACGGGAGTTTATGGGGGGCAAATGTTGTTAAAAGAACAATTGAGGTTTTCGAATATAAATTTACCAAGGAAATACCCGATACTACCCCAGTGCAATATATACTCCCTGCCGGCAGTATTGGGCAACTAACCAGTAGTAGCGAAGAACTTATTTATCTTCGTGGAGGTGGTAGGTACCTATTTAAAATCGGGAACAATTGTGTAGCAGTAGTACACGATAGTCGTTATACGGCTCCAGATGGGACAGCTGTTGCTCCTGTTACTTCGGTAATCAGGCCTGTTCTTACGAATGTAATGAAGACGGAATTTGATTCTCAGATAACACAATTAAAGGATAGTATTAATCTAAGGGTAACCAAAACGGATTATGACAAGAATAATCAGGACCTGAATCAATCTATAGGAAATCTGCAAACGTCCTATAACTCCATATCCGGTACGGTAAGCAGTCTTAACACGAGATTACAGACGGTTGAGAAGGCTGGATATATTACTACTTCGCAAGGAAATACACTTTATGCAAGTAAGAAGCTGGAGAACGGGAATGAGCTGATTTCCTATATTAATCAGGATGCAACAAACACAACCATCAAAGCTAAAAATATTAACCTGAATGGAGCTATCAGCGCAAACGGGAATGTTCAGATTACAACAGATGGGAAACTTATTGCAGTTAACGGACAGTTTACAGGAAAAATTACAGCGACAGAAGGAGAAATTGCCGGACTGAAATTAAGCAACAATGGATTGAGATCATCTGATTTCAATGCGAGTTCGAAAGTAGGTTCTTGTTATGCTAAAAATGGTTTTTCTGTATATGCATCAGAATCCGGCGTACTAGCCCCTTCAACTGGTATGTTACAAGCCGGAATAATAACAGCAACAGGAACTCAAGCAAGTATAACCGGATTAGAGATAATAGCCAAAAATACTTCCGGTAATGCAACACTATCAGAAATAACAGCATTAAAATTAAGGGCCATAGACTATGTTGATGATAGTATAAAGATGGCTCCAACTGCGGCTTTAATAGTTGAAGAGGGAGTATCGATATTTAGAGATGCTGTTGAAATTGCTGGAAAGTCTACATTTAGAAATAAGATCTATCTTGATTTAGCCAGTATACCCAATATTTCAGGGGCTTCGAATTATTACCTATGCATAAATAGATCAACCGGACAATTAAGTTACAGATAAATTATAAAAAACATGGAAATTAACTATTTTATTTCAGCAAAAGCAACGGCAACGGTACAGAATATAAATGTATCGCTGAGTGCAGAGTATCAAAAAGAGCAAGCACCGGAAGTTATCTCCGTAGTAGCAAACGGATACTTGGACGACGGGAAGAAATTCATGAATGCAACCCTTAAATACAATCCTAAGTCCGAGGATTTCAATTCGATTAACGGATCAAATGTTGACTTGGGTATTATTCAGGAAATTGTCCCATTGATTACGGAATTTTATGGAAAGATTGTTGAAACAGTCACTTCATTATAACAAATACCAATACAATGAAATACAGTTTTGATACAAAAGATGTGATTGCCATTGATTTATTAGGTAATGACTATATTCAATTGGCAGAAAAAGAGATGAATTCAGCTATTCATCGACTGATTGGCAACATAGTATATATAAATACAAATACTATCGAAATGCACGAAATTGCCAAAAAAATATTCAACGAAGAACCAGTAGATATGAATGAAAATGAAACAGAATTATTTAAAGCTGCAATAATGGGAGCTAGTTGGCATATTTTTATTAAAAATGCAATAATATCTGCTATTAAAAGTAAGTAAAAAAGAGGCCGCCCGCGCGACCTCAATACTATTCCCAAGCAACCCCAAGTCAATCTTATGTTGCAAATTTACAAAGTTTTTTTGAGAATACAAAAGAATAATTTAGAAATATAAAACAATATGAACAAAGAGGAATGGAGAAGGTTAATAACCGAAACGCTGAAAGAAACAGGCTTGTACTCTGACAATGCAAGAGATCTTATCATGGGGACGTTTGCTCAGGAAAGCAATTTTAAGTACACCCGGCAAATTGGCGGTGGTCCGGCTTTAGGATATGGGCAGATGGAGCCGGCAACCTTCAATGATATTGTGGTTAATTTTCTCCGGCATAAACCGGAACTAATGGGGAAAGTAATGAAAGCATCCAGTGTTGTAACTTTGGAACCTGAAATGCTTGTAGATAACAAAAAGCTGATGATCTGTATGACCCGCATACATTATTTGCGTGTAAAGGAGGCATTACCTTCGAATAAGGATGTTTGGGCGATGGGTGAATACTGGAAACAATATTACAATACGCCATTAGGCAGAGGGACCGTAAAGGAGTTTGTCGAGAACTATAAAAAATATTGTTTATAACAATGTTTCGGGAGGGGATAGAAGTACCACATTTAAATTAAGATTATGAGTGAAAGAAACACAATTTCGGCAATGGTATCAGTATTCATGAGTGGTTTTATGGATTTTATCGAACCTTTAAAATGGTTCATGTTGCTTGCACTGATATTAATTATCGTAGACCTGAGGTTTGGGATAGCGGCATCCAAGAAAAGGGGTGAAAGAATCCGGTTTTCACGGGCTGGGAGAAGGACTATCAACAAAATGGTAGATTACTTATGCTGGATTCTTCTTGCCGGAGCTATAGGGAAGACATTTGGAGAACCTTTTGACATTCCGCTGCTTCCTTCTATTGTCCTGTTGGTCATATACGGGTTTGAGATAAATTCCTGTTATGGGAATTACTTTGAAGCTCACGGTCGGCATGTAAAGGTCGATATTTTTAAATTTTTCAGGCGGAAGTCTGATATTATTGACATAGAAGAAAAAACAGAAAAATGAGGATAATAATTATACTGATAGCCCTTTCTATATTCTCCTGCCGGAGTATTCAGTACGTGCCGGTAGAGACAGTAAAGACAGAGAAAGAATACATTGACAAGATAAAGCGGGATAGTATCTATGTACGCGACAGTGTATTTGTTCTTGTTAAAGGCGATACAGTTTTCAGAGACAAATATCATATTGTGTATCGTGATAGGCTTATGCATGATACGGTAAATATAAGCCAAACAGATAGCATCGCGGTCCCCTATCCGGTTGAAGTTGTAAAAAACAAAGTACCCGGTATAATGTGGTGGCTTATCATTTTACTAGCAGCATTCAGTATACCGTCAGTATTAAAGATTATCCGGTTTATCCGGGGCAAAATATAAAAAGAAGCCCCACTTCAAAAATATAGCGTACCACCACTACATCCTGTCTGTAAGACTTCTTTCGGGGAGTTTTACGGACAGGATTTTTATTGGTTGCACTTTTTTGAGAAAAATTTATGAAAAAATTACAAAGGCCGAGTACGATGGTGCGTAACAAACAAGTTATCAGCATATATGAAGAATTAAAAAACTCAGAAAAATATTCAGATTTTTTCCATTTGCTTCCACGCTCTTTCATATACGATAAAATAAAGGAACAGACCGGGCTGTGTCACAAGACAATTGCTGACATACTAAATCACCGCGAAAAAGAAGAGTGAATATGCCCGGATACTACCGAGCAATTAATTATGAAAAAACAATTTCTAATTGTTTCAATAAATCTTCGAATTTGTCTGCATAGTATAATGGTTGTGTTTCTTTGGGATTCGACGGGTTAATCTGGTTCTCTCCAAAACCGGCAGCTTTTTCAGTTAAAGATTTGAAATACTTAATTTTACCATTTGATGATGGACGTTGAAGCTCTTTTATGAAACCGGCCCCTATCATCTTTTGGTTAAATTCCCTGGTACTAATTTGTACGCCGTGTTGTTGTAGCAAGACTGTGGGAGCCAACAACTGGCCTTTAGAATGCGTGTAATCCGGTGTAGGTAACCCTAACGGATCTCCGACCTGTTTAAGCATGAATAAAGTAGATGAATCATTTAGGTTAAGTATTTCTCTCACACCTTTGACCCATTCAAGGGAAGTTTTTATTCTTGTAGGGGTTGGATTCAGACTTATATTTTCTGCTGCCTTATGGAATACTTTCCGATATACTTCAAATACCGGACGTACTTTTTTGACTATAAAATATTCAAGACATGATACTGAAATAAAATAGTCTATTTTAGGATTTGGGTTAATCCATTGAGAATCAGGTTGCGGATTTTGCCGGAGCGATACGAAATCTTCCTTCTCAATAAAATCTCTTCTTAATGCCTCAACTGCGTCGGATTTCTTTGTGTAAACCAATGGCCAAACATCTTCCAAGTTTACCGGAAATTCTTCTTTTGATTTTGCTAACTTTAGAACAGCCTTGAAATAATCTTTAACTTCATTTTCGCTACTTTGTTTTGTTAATTGTATTGTTTTCATATCTTTGAATGTTTTTTGCAAAGACTGGGACGGCCAAATCACAAGTCAATGCAGTTAAAAGGAAAGGGCAAAGGAATGACTGCCTAATGTGAGAGCTTGCAGTTACTCCGATGCCCTTATTTAATATCTTCTCTCGGTAGCTCTCACACGACCGATTTGTTTTCTACTACAAAGCTAACCCTTATCATTATTATATGCAAATCACAAAATTTTTCAAATTGCTGATTATTATACTATTTACGATTCCAAAACGATAATGTAATGGCTTCCACTCAAAAAGTTATATTTCTGACTACCAATACTTTATTGGTCTATTTTCTATTCCACCGAAATAATCAGCCTGATTAGTTAACTAAATTACATTATTAAAAATAGTTAAATACTACAACTCATTAGTAATCAACATAATATTCTTTGTTAAATTTTCTTTAATAAGTGTATTGATGGACTGAGATAACCATTGTATTAAGGGATGGATTTTAATAGCATCCATTGCAACATTACTTATCATATAAAACTTTCTTTTTTATTGGAAATTTATTCTGTCTAAAGTCCTTAAACTTCTATTACATAGGAATGTAACTTTTTACAAAACAGTTGTTTATGTCGAATTTTGAAATGTCCGGCAATGTTGCCGGGGTAATTCAAAATTCGATAAAAATGAGCGAATCAAAAACTTTTGTTTTCCCGGAAAGCGGGAACGGAGGCGGAAGTGGAATGTTAGCCATGTTGGCTCCTTTGCTTCAGCAAAAAGGGATCGATCCGAACCTACTTGTAGCTATGCAAGGCCGTAATAATAACGGATTCGGTGGAGAAGGCGGATGGTTTATTTGGGTTATTTTCTTATTCTTCCTCATGGGTTGGGGTAACAACGGATGGGGAAATGGTGGCTTTGGCGGTGGCAATGGAGCAGCAGGAATCCCCAATCTGATTAACAACGACACAGGGAGGGAGTTACTAATGAGTGCCATTCAAGGGAACGGTCAGGCTATCAACAATCTGGCAACAAATCTGAACTGTTCAATCGGTCAGGTTCAGCAGGCTATCAATGGTGTAATGTCACAGATTCAACAGGTGGGAAATCAGGTAGGGCAGAGTTCTATGCAGATTATTAACGCTATTCAATCCGGTAACTGTCAGATTGCACAACAGATTGCATCATGCTGCTGTGAGAACCGTCTGGCTATCTGTCAGCAGACAAACACCCTGCAAAATGCAATTAATGGTGTTGCAACCGGGCAGGAAAGAGGATTTGCATCCGTGGCCTATGAGACACAACGTCAGACCTGTGACTTGCAAAATTCCATCAAGGAAAGCACACAGCAGATTATTGCCGGCCAACGTGCTGCCGAAATGCGTGAGATGCAGAACAAAATTGACAAGCTCCGTGAAGAAAACAGCACTTACAAGAGTTCAGCTATGACTTCTCAAATTGTAGGCCAGGCTACCGCACCTCTTGGAGCCGCTTTGACAGATTTAAGCGCACGCCTTGCCAAGATTGAATGCAAGCAGCCGGAAACTGTGACTGTGCCTTACAGTCCTATTGCGGCAGTTCCCAACTGTGTGGCATACCAATACGGCTTGTATGGTGGTTTTAATCCTTATGCTGCCGGTAATGGCTTTTGGGGTTAATTGAGAAAGGAGGCTATTATGGCAGTATATCCTTTTCAATTCGTAAACCGTAGGGGCTCTGCGGCTATATCGACCTCGGGCGTAACGGTCAATACTGCTAATGTGGTGTTTTCCTTCCCCAATCATGCTTTTGTGAACGCATGGTACAGAGGGACGATATACATTAACATTGCCCAGACGATACCTACCGGGACAACCGGCACACTTCCCATTCTGTTCGAGACCAATGGGGCTACCCAGGCGATCACTAAATATAACGGGGGAACGCTGACTGTGGCAGACATTCCCGGTACTGGTGTGTATGAGTTCTGGTTTGACCGTGCAACCAACACGTTGCAGATTATGACCGGAGTGGTTTAAAACAACTAAGGACGGGAGAAATCCCGTCCATTAAAGAGTTAATTAATTATGCCTTTTCAGAATTTAAGAATAAACAGCGAGTTCTTTGTCCTTCATAAGGACGGCACTCCATATATTGAAGTCGGTTCCGTAACCGGGGTTTCCAATCCCGTACCGGAGTTTATGCAACAACCTCTTCCTTATGGACAACCTCCGAGAATGGTGGTCGACATAACAATCAAGGTCGGGGAGCAGACTGTCACTTTCCAGAAAATACCGGCAATGTCAGACATTGCTGATGCGAACTTTCCCGGTGGTGGGAATATGGTGATATCCGGTTCACGGGAATCTATGAACGCGGAAGTTGCTGCAATGAGAAACCGTTCATCGGAGATATTAGGCAGCGTAGACCATCACCGTTCAGTTCTGGAGTCTTGCGACAAGATGCTTCAAATTCTTAATCCGGAATTTGCAGAGCGCCAACGTCAGGATGCAGAGAATAAAGCCCTAAGACAAGAGTTGAGTGAACTGAAAGCAATGATGGCTGATTTCTTTAAGTCTTCCGAAAAGGCATCTGGTAGTAACAATTCTAAAAAACAATAAGCTATGTATATGGTAGAAATATCTGAAAACAAAGTCGAGAAGATGTCCGACTATGCAGAAAAGATGCTTCGCTATGGTGGCAAACTGATGCAATGCCTGGAGGAACTTTCTGAAGGGGAAAGCATGGGGCAACGCGAGTACGACGAAGATGATTACGACGATGATGAAATGGGTGAACGCGGCGGGTATGGCCGTGGTGGATACGGAAACCGTGGAGGTTATCCCGGTGGAATGAACCAAAGACGCGGTGTAAGAGGTACCGGAAGATACTCCCGTTATCGTTAATGTTTAATAAGAGGTGCGGATTATTCCGCCCTCTTTCAAAAATAAAAGATATGCACAAACAACCACTTGATTCATACGATGAAATCCCTGCTGAGATGAGATCATATCTCAGACATAACGGATGGAATTTTAACAAAAAAGCTTGTGATCTGGCTGTACATGGTATGAAAAAGATAAATCCTGCAACGGGGAAGAAAGAACGAATTGAACCCATGACCAAGGAACAGGTAGAAGAATTACTTTCTAAAAATGGAGTTAAACTCGAACATAATGTAGGATATAATTTTGTCTACGTATGCAATATGGGGCGGGCGGACTATTTAAAATCAAGCATCCCGGACGAGCAGCATTTAGCTCTTTATGTGAAAGACGTTATTGATGATCCTGACAATGAAGGCGGCAATGTGTTCAGGAAATGGTATGCAGATTGTGTCGCTAAGGGTGAACCGGTAGAATGGGAGGAAATGATATAATATGATCCGGCAGAGGTTTGAACTAGGTAAACATGATTGGGAAGTATTTGTCTATTATGCGGTAGATACTTATTATGTAAACGAGATTATGGACAGGCTATTCAGTATCGGATGCCGTGACGAAAATATCCGTACTGCATATAATAACCTTACTGCCGGGCAACTCGATACCGGACTGACCTATTCAAACTATGCAACCCGTCAGACTGTAATGGTAATAGCTATTACTTCTTCCGCAAAAGAGTTTGAAAAATCATGGCGGCATGAGTGCGGACATCTTGCTACACATATTTGTCAGGCTTTTGATATTACGCCATACGGAGAAGAAATACAATACCTAGGACAGGACATTGTGGAAGCGACATGGGACATAGCAAAGAACTTCCTTTGTGAGTGTCATTGTTGCAAGAAAAAGAAAAAAGAATTATTAAAATGAAGAATAAACAGCTGAAAAAAGCATTGAAAAGCAATACACCAATAAATAGTCTGTATGCTTTAATTCCTGCCGGACAACGGGATGCATTTAAGAAATTTGCAGCAATGTTCGGATTTAATGATGAAAAGATAAAAAAGATCCTGGCAAACGAAAAGAATTAAACACACCATGACCGAAAAGTTTGACATACTTGTAAACTTAGCCGACAACGCAGCAAGCAGCTATATCAGCGAAATAGCCCTGTTTGCTTTAAGATGCCTGTAAGGCCGCGTAAATATTTAGTCGTGAACATATCGGAAGGTGTGAGAGGGGAGTTGTGTCCCCTCTTTTTGTGATTAATTTTTATTAAAAAACTATGGCGGTAATTGTTTTTATTAGATAGTTTTACGACCTTTGTATAGTTGAGATTTATATTAAATGTCTATAAATGAGTAATATCATTAACATACCGAATGTGACCAGAGATGAAAGAATCGGAAGTGCTTTCAATTACTTATTTCGGGTGATACATCAGGTAGAAGCTATTAATAGCAATGATATTATTTGGGATTTTAAAGATTGCTCTTTTTTCCATCCATTTTTCTAATCGGTAGCCTTCTCCCTCATTTCTTCCTCGGCGATTTCCACAGCCTTTTTAGCTTTTTCATCGGATAATTGATAGCATAAATATCCACCCGGATAATCCTCATGCTTTTCCTTGTTTATGTATTCTTCTGCTTTCTTACTTTTCATAGATTTTTAATTTTTTAAAACTCCACATCCGTGACATGTCCGACAAGTGTTGGACCAATCTGAATTTTGTCCTATGGTACCAGATGTATAAAAACCAGGAGTAACCTTGCCGGTCCCATGACAAATAGGACAGACAGAGTAAGATTGAAGGATTATACCTCTGTCTGGTTCAGGAGGATCTTTAAATTGTATATCTTCAGCATCTACATTAAATAATCTTCCGTCAGAAATTTCTACTATAGCCTTACCATTTTCCGGGCAGATGGAATGTACATATACTTCGTCATCATCACGCAGAGCATGACATAGGTCTCCTTTTATTATTTTTGCTTTTCTCATATTCGAAAATGTTTCTATTAAAGGATTATTTTATTTGCTCCCTACATTATCACCACCAAAATGTTCTATAAGTTCTTCTACTGTAGCTTTATGACAGTATAGAGGTTCTATTTGTGTACCAACATGTCTTCCTCCACTGCGATCTGTTGCCATAAACCAACTGCCTTGTGGAAAATCTGTATATATTTCTACATCCATAACAAACCATTGATTAACATCACTATCATCCCGGAGAGCAGCAATAGCACGAAAAAGGTCCTCATTATCACCGCAATCTATTACTCCATTACTTTTTAAATCTTCAAGTACTGTTTCTGACCAAATCCCGGTTACTACTCCATGGCATGCTAGTAAGTAATTAGGCTTACAATCTAAATAGACCTTTAATCCTAAATCTTTTAATTTTTTTACTAATTCCGGTGTATTTTTCTGAATAAAACAAGGTATTGTATGCATAATTAATCCTCCTTTAATTTAATTTTGATTTTAATATCTTTATCAATTAGCCGCGGACGTAAAATACCCTACTTCGTAGTGGTAAGATCCACAATAAGGACATTTACATAAATTTACTGTGTACATTTGATTTTTACATGTAGTTTCACTGTACTCTTTTAGAGCTTGTTCTTTTATACTCATTTCTTTTCCTCCTTTTCTTTGATAAGTTTTTCCTTCAAAATCACAGATCTCATTGCCCCGAATCTTGCTACCTGTAATTGCTCTTCAAGTGACAATTTTCTGTAGGGGCACATTTCATGAAAGCACCCGTCATTATGGTGTCCGTAAAATTTAATTCTCAAATCTTCATCGAATGTAATTATGCCGGAATATGATACATCTCTATTTAATAATTCATTACATACTTTGTCATATATCTTTTCAGGAACGCAATAGTAGAAGTATTTTATAATTCCTGCCGACTCATGATGATGTTTCTTCTTGAAGTCGGCAATAAAATCTGAGAAACTACGCTTTATCTCTATTTCCGTTAAGTATCCTGATTTTGATAAGACTAGCATATCACACTCATGCCCGATATGAAATTTACTTCCCCATCCATTTACATTGAAAGCGACGATATTTCGGATAAAATTAAAGCTATCGGATTTGGCCAATGCGACCTCTATTTCATATAAACTTCTTTCTGTATTCATCATTGCTTTTACTACCTTATTGAATGTTTGTATATTTATAGCATTTTATCGGATGAAACTTACCGTCTATTTCGTCTCCTACATTGATAACTTTCCGCATGCTATCTGTTTGAACAGATAAAAAACGAGAAATCAAATCATCAAACATATATATATTTTTACCGTCTGAAACTTGATTTATGCCTTTCCTGAAATAAACAATACGATGAGATTTGTTTGAGACAGCATATACAAATACAGGTTTGCCTATCCCATCCGTATTTTGAAGTTCTTTATGCTGCTTAAAACATATATGTTCTACTATTTTCTTGAAATTATCTTCACTTTCATCATGTGATTCCATTTTAATCGTCCTGAATTTGACATACACTTTACTCCCTCTTTCTGTAAGGTCCACTTTGTCCATAATATCATGAACAAAAGGGATCTCGTGGATTAGAATTATATAAATTTTCATGTCTATGAAATAAAGATTGGTCTTTCATAAATTTGGCTCTATAAATTCAACATTGTATTTTTCACAGTAGTATTCAAAAGGTTTTTGACTGAAAGGGTATATGGTCATTGGGCCTATAAAATATCCGTCACAGTATGCTATTTCGTTATATTTCTTTTCTGCTGTTTTGCGTATTTTATGCTCAGTTCCATACCCTGATTTATGCAAGAAAAATACAGTTATTTTTTCTCCTTTATCAAGCAGCTCCTTGAGCCGCTTGTAGTCTTTACTAGTTTTGTTGGGGATCATGGTTGTTTGAACTTATTAATTTTAGAGAGGGGCATTACACCCCTCTGTTAGTTATACCAATTCTTTTTGTTTTAGAAATTTGTTTACAAAATAGATTTGCCCCGTTCCGGTAACTTTAACGGTTTTGTTTATTGAAGTGTGTCCGTCAGAATGTGTCACTACCGTTTCTTTAATTTCAAACAAATTAAGATTCATTCCTCTTTGCGATGGCATATTATAGCTCATACCAGGTTGCTTTATCAGATAACCATTCCTCCGCATCCACACAAATAGCCTTTTGGCACCGATCTCAACTCCATTTTGTTTTAAAATCTTTGCAAGGTCTCCGATAAGGATGGAGGTATGAGATGCGGAAACACTGTCAGCAAAAAGGACTTTCGGAGCTTGCTGTTGGATTTGTTTTTGCTGTTGTTCGATTTGTTCCGCTTGGCTGGCTGCTAATTTTAGAGCTTCAGAGTAAGACTTCGGAATTTGAAAACCTCCGGTCTGTTGCAACTGTCTGTATTTGTTTTCTGCTTCTATAAAATATTGACGTGCTTGTTTGCCTTTCTCGTTGCGCTGGAGCATTGAAATTTCTTTAGCGCAATTAATAGTTAAAGCGTAATCATTAAGTTCCTGATTTGCAAGGGTGTTAAATTGTTTACACCCTACATAGTCAATGTTTTCTACAAATCCATATTGTAATTGACGTTCAAACCAATTATTAAAGCGTTCGGTAGCTTCAAGAAATTTATATAATTCTCTTGCCGAAACAGCTTGTTTGCCGTTCGATTCAGTAATTTTAATTAATTCGTTCATAGCATAGTTATTGGTAGTTAGATTGTTGAGGATGGACATATGGGGTATGCTCAAAATTGAGCGCGGCTACTCCTTGATCTAAAAGGTTTCTGATATCACTCATAACATTTTTATGCTCTTTACCTGTAAGATTAGCAATTCCCAACGATGACATCCGGCCATCATTGGAAGAAATAATTATTTCGTTCATAATAGGTTATTTTTCTTCGGTTAATATCTGCTTCATTCTGTCAACAAGATACGAAACTTTCGCATAGAACCGGCAAACACACCTCAAAGCGTATTCAAGATCCGGTTCATCATGATTAAATTCGACAAGGTTGGACACCTCGATAATTGCTTCGTCGCCTCTTAGTGTTGAAGAGATTTCCAATAGTTCTTCGACGTTGATTGAAGAGATAGTTACAGTAGTTTGAGCCGTTTCGTGGCCATAACGTGCTTCATCAATACCTTGTACCGATGTTGACAAATTCTTTTCCGTGATAAGCATTATCCCTAAGAATTTATTTAAAATGATGAGTAGAAATATAAAAACGGTTCCACTCTTTCCCGCTGCTTATCACCTAAAGGGCTGTGGGTACATTAATACTCCACACGGGGGTTGTGAAACCGTGTATTTAAAGGCATAAAAAATGCCCGCAGTACGGCGAGCCTACTCGCCCTTTAGTATGATAAGCACTACAAACATACGGCATTTTTCCGACAAATCAAAATCATTCTGCATAGGGATTATTTTTTTCATTCTTATACCATTTTACAAATTCTACTGCTTCTTTCGATTCTATAATTTTATTGAAGGCATACCGGGGTAAAATTGATTCAAACGCACAGTAATAACATCCCCATATTTTCCTGCTTCGGTTAGCTGCCTTTGCAACTTCCGGATTATCTGTAAAAAAGTGAAAATGTATGGCAATAAAGCTCTCATGGAACCATATCTCTGAGCGTTGTGTCCTTCCTTTGTTATCTTTTGTTGTTATTGTCATGATTTATTCTATATTCTTTTTCTTTCCTACAATATATGCAGTTGATATCAAACATTCTCATGTCTCGGAGATCTATAACTCTCCCGCAACTACTGCATACATCTACACAATTAGGTAGTTCACAATTATGATCGTATATGCAATCGCCATAATCGTCGATACAGTATCTTCTGCAAGCAAAACAAATATTCTCTCTCCTTTTTTTTCTTACTTTTATTGCAAAAAGCCATACTTTTATTGCTATAATAATCTCATTAAATAACATATGGATTCCTTTTTAATGATTCAACACTAACATAGTCATCCGGATTGAGGTTGAAGGCAATGTGGCGGGAATAGAGGTATTGAAATACTCCCCATTGATTTTGGATTTCTAAAGCATGACAACTACCTGAATTGAAACTATCATGTCCGTTAAAATAAAAATACACATTCTTAGATTGCGCATAAATTGTATCAATCCACCATTCTTTAATTTTAGGGAAGGCTATTTTAGCCATCTCAATAAGCGGAATTTCTTTCCCGTACTCTGTTTCTATTTCCCGGCTAAGGCAGTCCGGATGGAATAGAATAGGCCTATTCTCCTTCATATTAATATTAAATGACATTGAAATGTCAATAAACCTTTTTACCATGAAGTAACCATCCTCAATTTTAACTCCTACGATAGTAGCAACATCATTTAGTGCCATTTTATCATATTCGTCATAAATAGCTACTTTCAATCTATGCCCGCAATAAGGCAGAATTTTGTTTAGTAGTTCTTTATCCATTATTCTATTAATTTAAATTCAGGAATAATTTCTTATATTTGCCACACGCAAAGAGTTGCGCATATTGTTTTGTAATTGTTGTAGTTGAGTTTAGTACTTACCGAAAAGACCAAAATAAAAATACAGATACTAAGCTCGTTAGACTACGTATATACGTGTCTGCGAGTTTATTTCTGTAAGGGTATTGGTCTACCTCGGTAAGAATAGATAAAGCAGACACGTTTTTTTTGTGGTGTCTGTTGTAGTGGAGTTGGCAAGGACGTCATCATTTAGGTGGCGTCCATTTTTATGTGATAAATTAACAATCAGGAATGATACTCAAATTTTTATCAATAGGTTTCCCTCTAAATAATATTTCTCTATTCATGATTTTGTTTTTAAATACCGTTTCCTGACTCCTTTGTACTGTGTTCTTTCAATAATCACAGTACGGGATTTTTCATATTGTTTTTCTAGTTCTTTCATTTGTTTCAAAGCTTCTGTCGCCTTCTCCCTTTCATGTTTCTGGTTTTCGGAAGAATACCAATTCTGATCTATCGATCCATATTTGTCCATAGCACACACCAATAATTTTTAAATCTATTTTTTACACACTCCGTTGAACACCGTGTCATCAATATCCATATCAAGCTGAGACGGGAATGTCTTAATGTAATTGAAGAACTTAAAAAGCTTTACATCATCGGTACCACACCTGTCGATTATAAGCTTTAAGGCCTGATACAGCATATCCGAATCCTTACCGAAAAACTCCTGAGTTTCTTCGCTGCAATTCCGGACATATCTTTTCAGGTTCCGGCAATGGGAAAGAAGGAGGTTGAACTCGCGTTTAGCCTCGTGTTTAAATTCGCAATTCTCACTTTTTAGCTTTTCATTAGCCTCGATAAAGCAACTTTCAATTATATCCACCAAGACGAAAGATAAGTTGCTTAGTATGTTTGCCTGGCTTTTACTTGTTTTCATATTTTCTTTGCTTTTCCCATTCTATCCTTTTCAAATAAAACTCCTGCTTTGAATGATTCTTTATCATTCCAAAATCGGCAGCCAATTTGTTGTGATGTACAATTCCGACAATTCCAGCTACATGGAGCATCAACAAAACGCTTTGCAAACTTTTCTATTTTTCTCTCATATCGTTTCATTTTTCATTTTTTATGAGTTGGTGTTTTTTCAAGAATTTTATTACTTTTTTCTCGGCATTTTTCATATTCAGTGCCTGAATATAGAGAGCATTCGGATTGTATGTTGCTCTTGCGTTCTTGACTGGCCTCCCATTAATGTCTACCATGGCTTGCCTGCGGTCTATCTGAACAGGTTTCAAAACAAGCGTCTTAAAGTCAAATTCGTATAGTGTCATACCCCTCTTGAGGTTTATACTTCCGACTTTTTTGTATTCTTGTTTGACAGGAGCGACTATCTCATAGTCGGTTTTTAGTTTCTGTGGTTCTTCTTGTACGATTTTCATTTTTTCGGTAAATTTTCTTGATCATCCTATTGAGACAGGCGTTTTCGCGTTCCAACTCCTTTATTTCCGCTCGTAGAGCATTGACGGTTTTGTTGTATCGTTCTCTCTCAAAACACGCAGGAGTATTTTCAGAACGACAGGTGCAGTGCTCGATACCCATTGCCGCCGTACCAATACAACCGGGTATAAGCACTTTTTCACCATTCTCTGTGTACGTGTAATGGCATTTCATTTTCTCAACGCTTTTTTAGCGATATATTCAATTTTGAATCTTTCAAAATCCACATCTAATTTCCCAGAGGTTCGCTTTTCCATTTCTGCAACCAACGGACGGTTATTCATTTCAGGACACGCGGTTTGCACACGCTCGTTTGCGTAAGATTCAATCCATCCATAAATTACATTACCGTCTATCCGGTCATAGATTTTTCCATACTTACCTCGCTTTGCGTTGTTGAAACATAGCTTAAAGTCCTCAATGTTGAAGTAATAGAAATCTTCAATTATAAGTTGGATGGTTTGTACGAGCTGCTCCTGTCCCATACTTTTCCCAACGTTGAAGAACTTTATCAGGTCGGTAAGAATAATTACAAGAATCGCCTGTAACGGTTGCTCTCCATATTCTTTCCGGAATACGGACAACGCCGGCGTTATACTTTTCAGTGCATCATCAACCGTCCGAGGGCGAAGTGCCGCGTAATACTGCTTCGGCAAGGTTTTCAAGATTATCAAGCTCTGCTCTCTTGTTTGCGGCATCATTCCCGGAGGAATTGCCGGTAGGTTTGGAGAAGCCGACCTGATCGCTTGGAGGTAGTTTTCTGTTTCCATAATCAAAAATTAATTCATCATTCCATGCCTTTTGATTCAGAAATGTTTCCGGATTTTTCCTGTACTTCTTATCAGGCTGACATTGCTTGTATTGTGGGATATAACTCATAGCTAATTCCCGCTCTGTGTCGGAAAGTTTTAGCCATTTTTTGATGAGTGAATCCTTTTTGCCTACCTTTTTGTCGTACAGTTCCCAAAAATCTTCAAAAGAATAGTTCGGCTCTTTTTCTTTTTTGGCGGAACTTTTTTCTTTTTCTTCTTGGTGGATTTTAGGATAATTATCATAAAACTGATTTCCTAAATCGTCATACACTTCCCCCGATGGGGGACTATAGGGGGTATTATATTCCCTATCCATTTCCCCTTCCCTTTCCCGTGGCGGGCACTCGGTGTGTACCCGTTGGGTCCCCATTGGGTGTTCGTAATTGTCTATTTCTTTGGAGCTTATTCCCTCTGGTATGATGAAATTCGGGTATCTGGCATCAAATTTTTGATGGCTACGGAATGTGCGGATAATGTAATAACTTTCGCTCTTATACGTAATAGGTATTAACATCCGGGCATTCACTAAGGCATCAATCCATTTTTGTACCTCTGAAACTCGCAAATCTTCATCATACGGGAATATAGCCGATTTAAGGAGTGCCGGGTTTCCCCTTATCACTCCCATGTCATCAGCTTGATTCCACATTCCAATATAGAACAATCGGCACGCCCTTGGTAGTCTGGCTATCTTTTCATCTTCCCAAAATGATGGTTTGATTGTTCTTATTCTTGCCATATTTATTTTTTGTATTCAGAATCTTTTACAATCGGGCTTCCCCAATTATCTTCTAGTTCGCATATATTTTCATCCGGTACTGCATCCACTTTTACAATCCGGGTGAATACATATAGTTTCCCACAAAGTGGGCATGCGTATGTTTTATAACCTCCATAACATTCTGCATTTATTTCTGGTATGCTTGAATCAAATAAATTATTACATCTTATACACTTCATGTTTTTTTATTTTGATTTAACTTTAGTAGATTTTCTACTTCCCCGATGGCTTTGAAAATCTGATAAACGAGTTGAGGTACCATGGAATTACCATAAGCTTTTATGGATTCTGCTCTCACCCAAGATGCTGTCCGTTCACATTCTTCGACAATCTTCTTAGTCGCCAATGCAATTTCATATGACAACTCTGGCATAATGTTTCCAAATTGCTGGGCGAATTGTTCTTTATATTTCTGTCCAAATGGTGAACTTGCAAATGTTCCGTACTTCCGCAAATAGCACAATACCCTTCCCGATGTTTCCTCGCTAAATTGTGATAAGCCGTTCTGTTCTTGTTCATATCGTCTATTCTCCGATGTGCGCTGCAAGACTTCGAGCAATAAATTCGGTTCTGGAATCTCGAATAATCCTCCAATCTGTTCCCGAACCTTCTTCTTTTGAAAGGCTTCCCACACACGGGGCAAGTCTTCTCTTCTAATATATTCTTTGATGGCATCATAAACTTCTGTTTTTATATATCGCACCACATTATTGGAAATCCCATCATATCTGAAACGAACAGGGGATTGAGATGGGAAGTTTTCCCAGCATGATGAGCAATTAAATGATTCAATTGTGAATCCCTGGTTTTCCCGTCGTTGCGGTCTTTGGGCGTCCCTGGCTTCCAGTAACTCTTTATCGGTGTTGGCAGTAACTTCAAATTCATAAATTCCGTTTTCCCCTTGTTGCATACCTTCAGTCCTTGCGTTTGAACAGTTGGCAATAAACCAGATTCTGTCCCTTCTATGCGGCGCACCGACGGCACAAGCTGGTATAATAATCGGCTGGACGGAATAACCGATACTTTCGAGGTCGTTGCAGATTCTGTCAACAATAAATTGCTGACGCATTTCCGTCTCCAGGTAACTTTCTCCTTCGAGATCCGTGTAACTTTCCACTTTAATTTCATCACCGGGGAGTACCATGCTTGTGATTCCAGCAACGTTTTCACCAATAAACCAATTGGGTCGGATTTCGTCAACTCCCCTAAGCACTTCCGGCCAGAGGTAGCGGTCATCTTCCGCTCCTTTTCTTGATCCGGCACAAGAAAAAGGCTGACAGGGGAATCCTGCTGTAAGAATATCGATTTTTCCCCGCCATTCTGAGAAATCTGTTCCGAATATGTTTTCATAATGTTTTATATGAGGATAATAATATTTAAGTACTTGATGGCAGAATGGATCTATTTCACAAGAAAATGCATTCCGCCATCCCATCCACATAGCCGCTAATTCACATGCTCCTATGCCAGTACAAAAAGAAGCATGTACATATTCTTTTTGTATCATTATAGTTTATCTATTTCGTTTCGTTGGCACTCGATAAAGTACCGGTACTTGTTAACCGTCTCCATGAGTTTAATGTTTGACTTTTCCAATTCCTGATTTCGGGCTTTGAGTTTTTCGCATTCGTCAAATTTTGCATCATAGGACCTGGAAAGCATGTCGAACTGATGGATACTTACAACTTTATCGGATTCTTGCTTTTTGTCTTGGTATTGGAGTTGTTTTTCTACTTCTTCAGCAATACCGGAGTAGTCTCCTAATAAGGATGTGATAATTAGTGCTATCATAGTTTTCAATTTTATGAATGCGATTTCCGACTTTCCGATTCCACAGTCCATTAAATGTTGTTCGTCAATCGGCTTTTCTCCGATGATTTCACAAGCATCCTCATATGTCTTTACTGCATCTTGAAAGTTTTTCAGAAATGTTGTCTTCCCGAAGTTCAATTCAAGGATTTCTTTTAAGTTTGCAGATGCTTCCAAGCAGAGTTTCTTTGCTTGCTCTTCCGTTATTTTTAATGTCTTTTCCATGTTTTTTCTTTTAAAAAATGAGTAAATATTCACGATATAGTTCTTTGAATTGTTCTGCTGCGTATTTGGCTAATTCTATATTCTTAAAACAAAGCCGAGAGCCGGTGCTCGTGCCCGTAGCCGTGCAGTGCGTATCGTAGTAACGAAAACCGGAGGAACGCTGGTCTCCTCCTTTTTCTACGTAAAACCAGTTGTAATACTTCCATTTATCCCAATTTGACCAATCGGGCTCCCAACCTTCATTCAATGCTCTGATGATAATTGTCAGTTTGTAGAATGCGATGATTGATTTCCTATCTTTCTCCGGAAGCATATATACAACCGGCAAGTCATTAGGATTTAGTCCGAGGTGCTTGCAAGCATCCTCGAAGGATTTGACTTTATCTGTGATTTTTTCCATGATATTATAGTTTTAGTGTTATTGTTGTGGTTTTAAATTGTCCGGTATGCGTTCTTTGTCGTCCGGTATGTAGGGGATCACTTCTACAAACTTCGTATCTTCGATTTTTACTATCTCATAGGGTATTACAAATGTTGACAGTGATTTTTCGAGGTTATCCAATGCCCGGTTGATGTTTGCTGCGGCAACTAGATAATGAATTGAGGATTCCTTCTCTTTACCGAAGTTATCGCTATCGGTTATTTTAACTGTTGCTTTGTAGAGTCGGTCATCGTTTTCGTCATTTGATTCAATGTATTCTGTTATTTTTGACCGTTTCAGGGATTGAATGAGGTAATCCCCCTGAACTATTTCGGATAACTGCCTGCAACTCCTTTCTTCTGTTTCCGAAAAGCTCATTGCATCTATGAGGTATAATTCAGTCACTTTCTTTGCTTTGCCATTCTCATTTACTTTTTCGTATTTTACTGTGGATTCAAAATAGGTTGCTGTCATAATTCAATTATATTATGTTTATTCAATAATTTATTCACACTTAGTTAATTTCCCATTAATTAGCTTATACCAAGTATTGGACTTGACTTTTTTACCGTCAACTTTAAAAGATTTAACACACTTTATTGGATATGTATTCCCATCCCATTCTCCCCGTTCAGTAAGTACGATCCAGCATCCAAGTGATCCTTTTGCCTTGCAGTCATATCCAGTAACGATAGCAATTGATTCAAATCCTTCAACGCTTGCTGCCGATCGGTTACCCGTGTTGGTTGCTGCCGATTCGTCACCCGTGTTGGTTGCTGCCGATTGGTAACCCGTGTTGGTTGCTGCCGATCGGTTACCTG